CTGCGAGGTCGTCGGTGTCGAGCCCGGTGTGAGTGAGGCGAGGGAGCTTGCTTGGATCGATTGGGCCGTAGTTCCATCTGATCAGCCTTCCTATGGTGCCACCGCCACGCCTATCAACCCCAGACACAACAGAGGCCACAATATCCAAAAGATTGATAGCAGCTCGCCTAAAGACACTTAAATGCACCTCACCTACTGAGCGCGAGCCTGTGTCAGTTATGCCGAGGTTGGCAAACTGAGCGAGGAAGGCCTGCGAGATTTGATTATCACACTCTTTGATAATGTCGAGAGGGCCTTGCGCATAGAGGTTGGGCGCGCTCGCATACTGATCAAAGCTTACGACAGGATTATCGACGAGATAGCTCTGCTCGGCTGAGAGGAAAGCTTGCGCCTGCGCCTCTGCGTCGTCGATCATTGCGTTAATGTCTGCGTCGGTTAAGCCATGCAGTTCAGCGACTGAGCGATCAACCTTGACTCTGGGAGTCGGCACAGCCCATCGATCGACACCGACGCACATGAGGTTTGAAACCTTTTGCTTAGTGCGCCACCACCACCAGACAGGGCGCAGCATACCTGAGCCCTCAAAATTGCTGCCGGTGCGATTCAAGGCGAGCAGTAACAGCTTATTAGATGGTATCGGCTCAGGAGTGCGCCCGACACCAACGACCTGCTGCATCACACCATCGAGCTGCTGATTATCTCGAGAGAGCCAACGCAGATGCGCGCTCGGCTCGCGATCAGCATAGCGGTCGAGCCACACTCGAGTCTTGCCATTCTCATCGGGGCCGACTCGATAGAGCTCCTCGGCATAACGATAACCGAGCGGCACAAACTCGAGCATGTAGCTCAGCTGCTCTTCCCAGCTCAGCGACATCTGCCCTGCATAGCCATCAAAGCCGAAAGCCTCATTAGCAAAGCGAGCGAGCTCGACTGCGATCGGGTCGCTGTCATCAGTACACTCAAAGCGCCAAGTCGCAGAGAGCAGAGTCTGCCTGAGCATGTGCCATGAGCGACGCACGACCGGATCGGTGCGCAGCATGTCCTCAGCCTCACGCACCCAGTTGAGCCCGGTTAGCTGAGCGTTGCGCTCATAGCCTGAGATCATGCCACCACTGAGCTGCGTGCCGCTTATGCCTCGCACAGAAAAGCGAGGATGCAAGGCGCGCATGTGGCGTGGAGCCTCATCGGTGTCTGCTGCATGGTCTAGCTTGCGCATCGATCCCTCTGGGTGGGTGTCTCAGCTTAATCGTCGTGCTAGTCCATTCGTCACTGCTAGTTTCATCATAACACAGCGATCTGTCAAGGCTTGTCTTTAGGCCACTCGCCTCGAGCCTTAAAGATAGCTAGCTCGATCTTTGGTGGCCTGCTGTGGCAGATGACCTGCGACCAGCGCCAATAATGCTCGCCCTCGCGAGGCACCCAAGATCGACAGCGCGTACACCACTTGAAATCCCTGTGTGCGTATGTTAACAAGAGAGCCTCCTTGAATGGAGCGGAGCCGCTCGGTATAACCCTACATCGAGCAGCTGCCTCAGATGGCCTAGCAAGTCGCGCGTCTTGCTAGGCCATTATTTTATTTGTCCTCGAACCTGCTGAGCTCTCGGGTTAAGTACCAGAGCGCTTTTTGCAGATCCTCTCGGGTGTCGTGCTTATGACCTGAGCGAGCGACGTATTTAATCACGTTACCGAGGCAGAAGCCGAGGCCCCAAGCCTCGATTGCGTCGATGACCTCGATGCCGCTCTGCGAGTGATAGTGGCTCGGGTGATCGACCGAGGAGCTCGTCGGCTCATCAGCTGTGAGGTCGATGCGATCAAGCATCGGGTGCTCACTCATGGTTCATCGCCTCGAGCTTAGCCTCGACCTTGATGAGCTCTCGCTCGATCTCATCGATGCGCTTGATGATCTCATCTTGCTCCTGTCGCTCGAGGTCAAAGCGCTTGTTTGTGAACAAATAGAGCATATACATGAGCCCGACAGTTACGACTGCGACGAGATTATTCGGATCAAGCAGCTTATCTGCGAGGCCCGGTGTCAGGGTTGGATCTGCCATTTTAAAAGCTCCTCGGGTTGGTGTGGATGCCTGCGCGCCTGCTCCGGTTGGGCCTGCGTCTACTGTAGCCACCTGCATCGACTCGATCTGAGTCTGCCCAGTAGTTAAAGATGCAGTCGTATCGTAGAGCATCGAGAGGATCTTCTCGACCATCTTTCTTAGGTTGCTCTTTGTTATCCCAAGCATAGGACATAAGCGCCTTGCGTAGACTGTTGCCGCTGGCGCGCTCACCTTTGGCCCATACCTCTCTAGTGATGAGATAGCGCGAGCGATTGAAAGCGCGCTTGAGCCGCTGCACTCCGTTTAATATGTCGGTGCGCGTCGGGTCGGTTGTCGATCTGAGCGGCATACCGATGCCGCCTTGCTCGATAGGTTTGGCGATCTCGCGAAAAGCAGAGCGCCCAGTCTGATCGTTGCGAGCCTTGCCTGCTTTGTCAGCACAGCCCGAGTCGAGCCAGATGCGAGGCCCGGGTGCTTGGTCGCGCAGCTCGCGAGGCCAAGCGATCTGCAGGATCATGAGGCTGAGCTGAGCGATGGTCACCTCTTGAGGGTTAAGCTCTGCGACGATCACCGAGGCCTCGCGCTCCTCATCATAGGCGAGGATAAGCACCGAGGGTTTACGAAAGCCCCAGTCGATCGCGATGCGCCCTGTCATCTCGGGCGAGTATTTAAAGTCATCGATGATGTGGCGCTCGAGACTAAACTCTTGATACACGAGGCCGCTCGGTGGCTTGGGGCGATTAAGCACCATCGCCTCGCGCTCATCAGGTGGCAGCAGCTTGGTGGCCTCGAACCATTCATCACTGAGGTTTGATTGATTGACGTATGAGGTAAAGAGCAGAGGCGAGCAGCCTGCGTCCTCTGCCATCTGACACCACCAAGCATCTGCGACCGGCAAGCCGACTAAGATGAGCGTCGGTGTCGGCCCAGAGCGCAAACGACCGAGCGCCTTATTAGCGACCTCGGGGCCGAGCGTCTGGCACTCATCGATGAGCGCGACCCCCGATGTGACGTTAATGCCCTCGAGAGGGTTGTGCGTCGCGTCTCGAGTACCGGGCCGAAAGTAGGAGCGACAGAGGACAGCTGAGCCTGTGTGTGTATCAGTCCACTGCCTGAGCGTGTGATTATAGACCCAGCCTCGAGGCGCGAGCCATTTCTCAATTTCCGGCATCAGCACCGAGTTATATCTGCCGTTTGTGTCTGTCACGAGCAGGCTAGTCGTGCCGGGCCTCACCTTACTGAGAAACCACATCGCAAAGATCAGCGAGCTCGTCTTGCCTGAGCCCCAGCCACAGCGCGCAGCGATGATGCGATCAGCGCGCCTTATGCCTGCGATGACCTCGCGCTGCAGGTCGTTAAGCTGCAGGTCACTGCTCACGATCAGCCTCGAGGAGATACTCGAGCAGGCGCGGCTCATCGATGGTGAGTCGGTGTGCTCGCTCGCCCTTGCGATAACCTCGCACGATGCCGAGCTCTACTAAGGTCAGCACATGATGTCGCATGGCATACTCTGAGCAATCCTCACTCGCGAACGAGCGCAGGAAAGTGCGTAGAGCTGTTGGCTGAGCAGGCCACTGCAGAACAGCGAGGAGAGCGCGCTGCATCTTGTGAGGCAGTTGAGAACGGGCGATGAGCTCCTCGATGCTCGTCTCGACTTTGGGCTGAGGCCTGCGAGGCAGATGCGCGAGGGTGAAGAAATCGACAGGATCGACAGCAGAGCAGATCGCTCGGTCGAGCTCCTCGAGGCTAGACCAACGCGCTCGGCCCATAGGTGAGTCGCGACCGACATCGCGGCCCCAGACTGCGACGATGCGAAAGGGTGTCGAGTAGTTGATAGCGGCAGCTTGAAAGGGCACCGAGTAGAGCCCGATCATCACCATCCATAGAGCATCATTCTCTTGAGCGAGGCGCTGCAGCTTGGTCAGGTCGCTGCTCATGTGATCGAGCACAGCGTCTGCGATCTCACCATCTGAGCGAGTATCAGCTGGCTTGAGATGCCGAGTCTTGATCTCGAGCGCCATCGAGGCAGCGCTGTGCCTGCGCTGTAGCACGAGATCACAATACTTGCCAGGCTCGGGCCAAGCAGGTCGACCGACCTCGATCGGATATTCTGCGAGGCGATAATTGGCCCAGTCTGCCGACTCGATAATTGAGAGCACTAAGCCTTGAAATCGGTTGTGAATACGCACGACAGCAGCGCGCATCTGCTCGGGTGTCCAAGTAGACACCATCGAGGGTCTGTTGATCTCGAGCTTGTTTTGTGTCATGTATGCCTCAACGCTTGCT